CTCGACGACTATGAGGTGGCTGAACTGGTCCGCAAGAAGACCGAGGCCTGCGTCACCGCCATCGTCTTCGGCGACGACGAGGCGCAGCAGGGCATCGCGCCAGCCGTGGTCGATGCCGATGGCAACCGGGTGGAACAGTTCGAACCGGGGCTGATTGCCTATGCCCGTGGTGGCAAGGACATTCGCTTCAACCAGCCGGCTGCGACCGGCGGCTACGGCGAATACAAGCGGGCCAGCCTGCACACCATCTCGGCCGGCTTCCGGGTGCCCTATGAGCTGCTGTCCGGAGACCTTAGCCAGGTGAATTATTCCTCGATCCGGGCGGGGCTGGTCGAGTTCCGCCGGATGATTGACGCCGTGCAGTGGCAGCTCTTCATCCCGATGCTGTGTCAGCCCGTCTGGCGCTGGTTCACCGAGGCCGCTTGGGCGGCGGGCGCGATCCCGACCCCGGATATACCGGTCGAATGGTCACCGCCGAAATTCGAGGCGGTCGATCCGCAAAAGGACGCCATGGCGAATCTTCTGGCCATCCGCTCCGGCACCATGACGCTGGCCGAGGTGATCGCCCAGCAGGGCCGCAATCCCGATCAGGTGCTGGCCGAAATCGCCGCCACCAACGCCAAGCTCGACGCACTGGGCCTCGTGCTCGACAGCGACCCGCGCCGGGTCACCAAGACCGGCATCGCGCAACGGGATGACGCAACTGCCGAACCGGCGCGTGCCGAAACCGACTAACAGGAGACAGGGCCATGCCCGACACGAACATGCACGGCCAGATGATGTCTGGGCCGGCATCGCTGCTAATGCAGATGCGGCGAGAACCCATTGCGCCATCGTCGGTGAATCCCGAGACACGCTCCGTCGATGTCGTTTTCACCACCGGAGCCCCGGTGCGCCGCCGGCGCTGGACCGGCTGGGACAGTTCCGTGCCCTTTGACGAAATCCTCGAGGTGAGCGAGCGGGCCGTCGATCTGTCGCGTCTCAATGCCGGCGCGCCGGCGCTCGACAGCCATTCGGTCTGGTCGTCCTTCTCGCAGGTGGGTGTCGTCGAACGCGCCTGGATCGAGGGCAAGGAATGCAGGGCCACGATCCGCTTTCCGCGTGAGGGTCTGGACCAGGCCGCCGACCGCATGTTCGGGCTGATCAGCGACGGCATCATCCGCAATGTCTCGGTCGGCTATTCCATCGACCGGGCCAAGGTCGTCGAGGCCGAGAAGAAGGGCGATGTCGAAAAGCGCATCGTCGAGCGCTGGACGCCGCTCGAGGTTTCCTTCGTCACCGTTCCCGCCGATCCGCGCGCACAGGTGCGCGCCGCCGACCAGACCAGCTACCCGATCGAAATCATCGCAACCCGCTCGCACAAGGAGGCCTTCATGCCCGAGAGCACCACCGTCGTTGCGGGAGATGATCCCGCCATCATTGAAACTCGCAACCAACCTGCACCAGCCGCTGCGCCCACACCGGCCAAACCTGATGTGGCCAACGTTCATGACCAGCCGCAGACGCCGGCAGCGTCCGGCGCGCAGGATGCCGAGACCGTCGCCACCCGCGCCCGCGAGGCCGAGCGCGAACGCGTCTCGACCATCTACGATCTGGCGGGGCGTCTCAACCTCGAGCGCAGCTTCGCCGAGGATCTGGTCAAGCGCGGCACCGGCCTCGACGAGGCCCGCCGCCTGATCCTCGATCAGGTCGCCGCCAAATCCGAGGAAACCCGGGTCTTCAGCCAGGTCTCCGTGCCGCTCGGCGGGCGCGACGAGCGCATCACCCGCCGCGACGCGGTGGCGAACGCGCTGCTACACCGCTACAGCCCGACGCTTTTCCAGCTCGAGGACGCCGCACGCCAGTATCGCGGCATGACCCTGCTGGAACTTGCCCGCGAGAGCCTCGGCAATGCAGGGGTCAATACGCGCGGCCTGTCGCGCGACGAGGTGGCGACGCGGGCGCTGCACTCGACATCGGACTTCCCCGAGATACTGTCGGCCGTCACCAACAAGACCCTGCGCCAGGCCTACGAGGCCTATCCTCGCACCTTCATGCTGTTCTGCCGCCAGGTGCTCGCCACCGACTTCAAGGCCATGCATCGGGTCCAGTTGGGTGAAGCGCCGCAGCTGCTGGAAGTCGGCGAAAGCGGCGAATTCAAGCGCGGGACGCTGGGCGAGTCGAAGGAGAGCTACAAGGTCAAGACCTATGGCCGGGTGGTCGCGATCACCCGGCAGGTGCTGATCAACGACGATCTCGACGCCTTCACCCGGATCCCGGCGATGTATGGGAACTCCATCGCCCAGCTCGAGAGTGACGTGGTCTGGGGCATCATCACCGCCAATCCGGCGATGGCGGACGGCACCGCGCTGTTCCATGCCAACCACCGGAACCTCGCAGGTACCGGCGCGGCCCTCGACGTCACCAGCGTCGGCGCGGCCCGCGCGGCCATGGCCAAACAGACCGGGCTCGACAAGAAGACAGTGCTCAACATTCGCCCGGCCTTCCTGATCGTTCCCGCCTCACTGGAACTGAAGGCCGAGCAGCTGGTCGCCCAGAACCTCGTACCCGCCCAGAGCGGGAACGTCGTGCCGCAATCGATCCGCACGCTGGCGCCGATCAGCGAGCCCAGGCTCGATGCCGCCAGCGAAACAGGTTGGTACCTGGCAGCCTCGCCGAACCAGATCGACACCATCGAATACGCATATCTGGAAGGCCAGCAGGGCGCCTACATCGAAACCCGCAATGGCTTCGATGTCGATGGTGTTGAGATCAAGTGCCGGCTCGACTTCGGCGCCAAGGCCATCGACTGGCGCGGTCTCTACAAGAACCCCGGCGCGTAACAGCCGGGAACTCTCTCCATGACCCCGAACGCACGGGCGGTCCTGACGGGCCGCCCTTCGTCTTTCCGAAAGGACATCACCCATGAAAAACTACGTCCAGCCCGGCAACGCCATCACCTTGACCGCGCCTTATGCCGTTGCTTCCGGCGATGGTCTGCTCGTCGGCTCCATCTTCGGCGTCGCCTCTGCCGACGCCGCCAGCGGCGAAACTGTCGAGACCGCCGTCGTCGGTGTGTTCGATCTGAAAAAGACGGCAAGCCAGGCATGGGCTGCCGGCGACAAGGTCTATTGGGACAATACCGCCAAGGAAGCGACCAAGACGACGACCTCCAACACGCTGATCGGCGTCGCCGTCGCGGCGGTTGCCGGTGGCGCCGGTGACACGATCGGCCGGGTACGACTGAACGGTTCGTTCTGATGAGTGCCTTCGCCGCCGCGGTCGATCTGCTTTTTGCCGATCCCAACATCGGCAAGGATGCCGTCTATACGCCGGAGGGCGGCACGCCCGTGCCAGTGCGCATCATCGCCCGGCGTGCGGACGAGGTCACCGGTTTCGGTGATGCACGCCTCTGGTCGGAAACCACCCGCATCGACCTGCGCGTGGCTGAAGTGTCAGCACCGCGCCCCGGCGACCAGATCGCGATTGATGGTGATGCCTTCCTCATTCAGGGCGAGCCGGTGCGTGATCGCGAGCGGCTCGTCTGGACCGTGGACCTGCGCCCCGCATGAAACTCGGCATCAGCATTGTCGGTGATATCGCCCGCATCGTGGAGGCGGAAACCCGTGCCGGCGAAAAGGCTGTCAGCGCCGCCATGCGCGAAGCTGGCACCAGTCTCAAGGTCGCCTGGCGAGCGCAGATCACCGGCGCCGGGCTTGGGAACCGGCTTGCCCGGACCATTCGTTCAGCCCAATATCCAAAGGGCCGGCCGAGCCTCAACGCGGCGGCGCTGGTCTGGTCTAAAGCACCGGTGATCGTCGGCGCGCATGACACCGGCCCGCTGATCCGATCGAAGGACGGCTTCTGGCTGGCGATCCCGATGCCCGAAGCTGGAAAATCCATGCGGGGCGGCCGCATCAGTCCCGGCGAATGGGAGCGTCGCACCGGCATGCGCCTACGCTTCGTCTATCGCCGCAGCGGTCCGAGCCTGCTGGTCGCCGACAATGTGCGCGTTAGCAAGTCCGGCCGTGTGCGCGAAAACATCACCCGCCACAAGGATGGCCGCATCTCCAGCCGGCTGAAGGGGCGCGCCACGACGGTGATCTTCCTGCTGGTGCCGCAGGTGAAACTGGCGAAACGCCTCGATCTGGTGCGCGATGCCCGTGCCGTCGACAATGCCCTGCCGAGGCTGATTGTGGCAAATTGGGAACGGACCCGCTCTCCCTGACCAACGCGGTCTTCGACATGCCGTTCAGGTGACTATCCATTTCAATCGACGATCTTCCAGTACGAATCTTTCCGTGTCACCTTGCCGTCCTGGAAGCTGTAGAAATCGCAACCCCGCACGCGCACTTCCTGTCCCTGCGTGGTCGTGCCGGTCAGCAGCCATT